TGTCTTCCATCTTCCTTGCCACGAATCCTTCCGCTTCCATCTGCTTGATGGTACGGCGCGTATATTCAAGGGTATAGGTAACATCCTTGTATTCAAATGTGATAGTTTTAGCCATAGCTGTTTTCCTCCAATTCTTAAAATTGTCTTTGCTGTTGTCTTAAGCAAATGCGATCTCTGATGTAGGTGCGATAGTGATAAGCATTTTGCGTACCTCATTGACACCTGCACCTGTTACATGCACTGAAAGCTGTCCCTCAAAGCTGAACTTTCCGTCACTGCCATCAGGATTACCGCTGTTGTCAGTACCGAAGTACACAGCGTACTTCTCCGTCTTATTCTCAAGGGCTACCAGAGCAGTGTAAGCTGTCTTGTCGTAGTTCGCATTGAACTCAAGACCTTCTGCCTCCTGAATACCCATGATAAAGGTCTTCATCTTGTCAGACAGGGTAGTCGTGTCAAGCATTTCCGGCGTACCACCAAGATCAGGGAAGTCAACAATGTCAAGCAGCTTTTCATAAGTTGTGGCATTATTCGATGTTGTTCCGTGCATGAGGTAGGTCTTATATGTACTTGTAGCTCCCATAGTGTTACCTCCTGTAAAAATATGATCCATCTGTGGCAGCCCTATACCGGGCTACCAACCTATAAATTGATGCGTCTTCCATGTTCGGTACCGGGGTCATACTGAGTCTTCTGAAGTTCCGTGGTGTCATAACACCGTCTATGATAGACATGATCTTCTTACATTCACTCTTCTTGCCCTTGGCCTTATTTGAAAAGACGTTGATTTCAAACATCACAATGGCTACCTCATGGTCACCGCTATCTATAGTCTGCTCCATTATTGAGTTATCCATCATGACTACCGAGACGTGGGGAAAAGCAGAAGGGGATTTCACGTACTCGCTTGCTATGTCGATTGCTGAATACTCTGCGCGTAACGCCTGTGCAATCAGCGTATAGACTTCGTTTTCACAGTCGATCATACGTATACCCTCCTTGCTATCTCCTCAAATCTCTGTTCCAGTTCCCGGACGGTCTGATACATGCTCATGTTCGCCGGGTTACCGTAGGTGTGTACCTCACCTGCGTGCTTGCCTTCGGTAATGATCTCGCCGTTGCTGCCGGGGTCACCTTCATATCTCCAACCTTTTTCCAGTCGTCCTAATTTATGACCATACTCACCGCGTATCATGCCGTTTGCTGTGGCTTCCGGGTGATCATCAGGGTAGGTAATACCTGTACCAAACTCAATAAACAGTACTGCACTTCCAATAGCGACTACCGCTACATGATTGCTGTCACGCTCCTCTATGGAACAGGAGACATCGTTTGTTCCATCATACGTGGCCTCTGCAAACTTCAGAGACGCTATCTGCATCCCTTCTTCTCCGAGAACCCTGACGAACTCCGCGGTCTTCTCAAGTAACCACTTCCTGTACCTCTTTAGTTCCTGAATAGCCTGACCTATACTGTCTGAATTCAGTTCAACATGTACTACCTTCTTCATGACTCATCCTCTTCCGCGTTTGGATCATCCTCTCCGCCTGTCTCCGGCTCCGTAGGTTCTGTAGGTTCCGTAGGAGTATCCGGGATAACAGGATCAGGAATCGAATCCACCTTTACTTTGCTTACGGCTATAGCGATAGAGTTAAGTGACTTTGCAACCCGCCGGACAACATAGTCATAGTTGAAGACGTATACGCCATCCTTCCGTGTCGGTACCCGGTCAATGAACAGTACGGTGTTCTCGTCAATAGGACAACTCATATCGTCTATAACAATCACTTTGTCATAAGACTCAAGATTGCCAAACATTCCGAGCTGTGACTGTCCCATCGCCGGGGACACATTACACTTGATCTGAACGGGTGTCTGGTACGTCACCTCATATTCACCCGTCTCATACCCTTCATCGTCCGTAACTGCTTGCTTTCCGGCGTATAGGCAATACCAAATAGTTTTCAGATTTCGCTGTTGCAATCTCATTTACAGCACCTCCCCCACGGGCGTGATGCGGCGTAATATTCCCGGTGGGATATCCCCATCGTCATACCTACGGGTGATACCATTCTCTGTGTGAGAACTCTCACCTTCCGCACCACGCTTATTCAGAAGAAAAGCCGCAATCTCAACCTGTATATCGCCATACTCCTCCGGCATAGTCTGGGACTCTGAACCGAAAGGAAATCGTCTACGCATTACAATCCCTTCTGCAAGTTTGAGATAGGTGGTCAGCATGTCCTGATCCGTCTCTCCCGTCATGCGTTGCAGCATGGTTTTCTTTTCAGTATCGGTCATGGTGACCACCCTCCTTTCTCATTAACCTGCGGCCTTTACGTTGCACTCAGGCGTGTAGACCGTACCCTTTGCAGAGCCGGATGCCACGATCTTGCATCTGTAGTGCTTCTCAGCGTCAGCCGCCTTGACAGTCAGCTCAGATGTGTTGTAGCCAGTGTACGAATCAGTCAGGTCTGTCCATGTCGTACCCGTCTTCGCTCTTACCTGCCACAGATATGTCAGGGAAGGATCAGTAGCCGGAACTACGTTGTAGACCAGTGATTCTACAGCGACCTTAGCTGTATCCGAAGCGTCAACCTCAGACTTGTCCAGTGTTGCGGACTCAAGGATCGCATCAGTCTCAGTTGTAGCAACTACACCGCCGCTGATAAACACCTTCTTGCTCCACTCAGGTGCCTCAAACTCTGTAGACAGGTTTGTGAACTTGCCGTGGAACCACTCCATGCCGTGATCAAGACCGATCTGACCGAAGAGCTGATACTTCTCACCTGCACCTGCCTTAGCAAGCTCCTCAAGGAAGAAGTTACCCTTGCCCGGAACAGGCTGAAATACTGGTGCGATGGCTCCAAGGTTAAGCAGGAATGCTGTACCCGAAGGGAGATATTCACCGCGATACAGATTAACTGTTCCGAGTGGTGTGATAAGCTGTGAAAGCTGAATGCCGTTGATCTCTCTTGCAGCCGGAACGATAGTCATTCCATTCTGCTCCGCGTCAGCGTTGATCTGGAACAGTGTAACTGCATCGCACCATACTGTGAGATCGTCTATAGGTGCGTGACCGTCCGAAATGGCCTTCTGAAGCTCTGCGATCTTCCAGAAGCCGAGAGCCTTTCCGCCCATGTCCATGACGTTGGATGTGATAGCTGCGTTGAGACCTCTGGTCTTGTTGACCTGATTGTCAGCAGCAGCCTTGTTGTAAGCACCCTGCATGAATGTGAACTCGATGTCAGCG